TGATTATAGTAGAGCAGCTGCGGAAATGTTAAACTCAGCATGGTATAGACAAACACCAAGCAGATGCGAAGAGTTGTCAGAACTAATGAGGAGCTGTCATTAATATGTGGTGGAGTATTGTACCTACTTTATTTAAAACAGGTGCTGAGATCTATAAGAATCATAAGCAATCAGAACTATTGGAATCAGAAGCTGAACGTAGATACTATGAACGTATGGCTAGAGGTGAGATTGAATATCAAAGAGATGTTTATGATCAGCAAGACAAATCCTGGAAAGATGAATTTGTTTTAATCATAGTATGTATTCCAATCATTGTATTATCTTATGCCATCGTTAGTGATGATGTTAATATCAAATCTAAATTAGATTTATTCTTTGATTACTTTGGAAGATTCCCTAGTTGGTATCAATGGTTAATCGTTGGTATTTTTGGTGCGATCTATGGATTAAAACCTACAATAGATATGTTTAAAAAATGAGTGATGATATAGTTACAATGTTTGCTCAGGCGTATTCTAAAAAGAAACCTACCTTACTTGCACAACAAGGATCTAATGTTAAGATTAAATTAAAAAAAAAGAATGGCAAAAAAGCACTTAGAAAATAAACATATAAGAAAGCCACCAAAGAAACGAAGAGGCAGACATACTAAGCGTGTGAACAAACACAAAACATATAAAAAATATGTGGGTCAGGGTAGAGTATAGTTTATGAAAAAAGTCAAATGTATTTTTTGGTTATATACAGGATTCTGTTCTTTACTGAAACAGTGTAGATGTGTTAAGATAAATGAAGACGACTACAACCCTTTTAGAGAGAAATTATAATGGTTAAAAAAATGTATCAAAATCCTAGTGGTGGATTGAATGAAGCTGGTAGAAAATATTTTAATCGTACAGAGGGTTCAAACTTGAAAGCTCCTGTTAAATCAGGAACTAATCCAAGACGAGTTTCATTTGCTGCACGTTTTGGTGGCATGAAGGGATCATTACTTTCTAAGTCAGGTGAACCAACTCGTTTGAAGCTAGCACTTAAAGCCTGGGGATTTTCTAATAAGGAAGAAGCAAGAGCTTTCGCCGCAAGACACAAAAAGAAATAATTCTTTAAAAAAAGTCTTTCAAATTTAAACGTATATGAGTTTTTAAAGGTGGGTACGATACTTAGTACCCCCCAATTTTGAGGGGTACAAAGTTTTAAGTTTAGTTAGTTGCTCTTCTTAATTTAGATTTATATTTCTTGAGAAAAGTATTTGCTAGTTTTATTTTTCTTTCCCATTTTAAAACAGCCATTCTAAGTTTTGTAATCTTCATTTCTTTTTTTTGATCAGAAGATAATTTTGCTTTTGGTTTCTGTTTTAACTTTCCATCTAACCATCCAGATTGAAGAACATACCTTATAACCTGTCCCTCAAACTCTGCTTGCAAAGCACAATGATCAGGAAGACTTGGACTTCTATATTTAAATAGCCTGTGTGCTAAGTCATGGATCAATCTTCTCCAACCTCTACTTAATAAAGAAGAATCTCCAGATAAACAAACCCAACATTTTCTTATGTGAAGATTAATTGGGTAATTTACATATCTTGATGGAGCTGCATCTTTTTTATTGCCAAACTTTCTAGCCAATAGTCTTGATGCTTTTTTTGCCTCATCATAAGTGATGTAAGGTAAAGTATCTGGTAAGATAGAGTTAGCTAAGTTATCATAAGACTTAACTAAGTTTTCTTTATCAGATGTTTCTCTCATTTGTTTCATGTTTTCCCTTTTGTTGTTTTTTTATTATTTAGGTAGTGTACCATATCGGTTATTTAATGTCAAACATTATTTTTTGAGTAAAATATTTTTTGATTTTTTTTATTGAAGACTAGACGACAAATGTTTTAGGGTGTATGCTGGTTGAGTGCGACAATCTTGTACAAATGGTTTTTTTAAAAAATAAAAAATGGCTAAGAAAAAATTAATTTTAAAATCCTGTGGCTTCTGCCATATCTGTGGCAAAGAACACATGAGCAATGAAGGTGGTTGGGTTATTAATGCTGAACGATTAAACTTCTGTCATTCATTAGAGCATAGTTGTTTTGATATGTATTTAGCCAATGTTCATGCACCTGAAAAGCAAGGAGATCCTAAGAATATTACACTTGATAAAAGAATGGAGATGTATATTAATTATTTAAAAACCAAAAAATGCAGACACAAGTATGCCACTGAACGTTAAAGGTAAAAAGATTCTTGCAGCAATGCAAAAGGAATATGGTAAAGAAAAAGGTAAAGCTGTTTTCTACGCATCTGAAAATAAAGGTACAATCAAAGGTGTAAAGAAAAAAGGTAAATCACTAATGTCAATGTAATATGGATAAATCTAAATATCATAAAACAAAAGAAGGTAAGATGGCTCGCAAGGGTTTATATTATAACATTAACAAACGTAAAGAAGCTGGTACATCAAGACCAAAGTCAGAATCAACTATTTCTAAGAAGGCTTATAAGAGTTTGTTATCAGGATTTAAAAAATAATTACTTAACAGTTCTCATAACATAATCATATCTGTTCCAGATAATATGATCTGGCTGCCAGAAATGTTCCTTATTCATTTTCATTCTAACATGATGGATCATTGTAGTGTGATCACGATTACCTAAGATAACTCCAATCTTAGTAAATGGCATAGCATATTTATCTCTTAAAACATTTATAAGAATTGATCGTGCAATTACTGCTTGTTGTATTCTAGTCTTAGCAGTTATATCATTTACATTTACACCAAGTTGATTGGCAATGATTGTTAATATCTCTTTAACATTCTCAGGTACAACAACATCATTAATCGTTACATACTTAACAACTTCTTTAACAACTGTTTGCTTGTATCTGATATTATTTTTAAAAAATTGTCTTGCTAATTTATATCCAGTTCTAAATCCTGTACGATAAATCTTTCTTTCTCTGTCTGTTAGATTTGAAAAACTATTAAAGGAATATCTTAGCTTAATTTCCTTATACATTTCTTTTGGTGTCATGACTCTCCCTCTGGTTGTTTGCAACCTGTTGTTGTTTTTTTTAATTAGATAATGTTTATGCCATTATCTTTTCTTTTGTCTGCTCAATTTTAAATATCAATCTCTTAGAATCACTAAGATTTTTTTGATACTTATGAAAGAACTCAATAGCTTTCCTATGTCTAAGCTCCTGCAGATCTCTCATCTTTTGCAGACGAATCTTTAGTTTGTCCAACTAAATCATCCTTCTGTTTAATCGTTGTAAAAACTGTTTTAATAGTTTTAATCTTAACATCAATCACTACACCTTTGGCAGCTGGATCTGATGCGATTTCAGCACTATCAAATTCTTCTGAATAAACAAAAGAACACTCACAGTTTTTATTACGAATAACTTTTACCATTATTTATCCTTTTTGGCAATACCCTTGTGCCTTAGATTCTTAGTCATCTTGCAGTAGATTGCAAGATCATCATAGCTATCAGCCTTAAATTTCTTGGTGCAACGATATAGTTTTAATCCCATCATAATGTGTCCCACATCTTCTGGGGTTAGTGCCGCTCTAATCTTATCAAATAATATAATGGAAAACATCTCAGCAAGTAATGCAAAGTTTTCCTCATAATCACCATAATCTTCTTGGCGTTCTTTTATAATTTTCTTTTGTATGTTTTCTTCAATAGAAATAAAATCGTCTTTGTTAATCATGTTAATCCTTTTCTGTTTTTTACTCTACCCTCAGGGAAACAACGAAAGGGTGGCTGAGAACAGCCGAGGTAAAACCCAAGGGTAGAATGAATAATAGTATTACCTATTATTAGTATTGTCTATTACCGAAAGACTTATTGCTTGTAAATGGTTTCTTTTGAAATCCACCAGCTTTAAATCCAGGTTGTTTGTTTTGTGTTGCTTGTGCTTCTTTCTTAGTTAGGATGACAGTGTATCCACCTGTTGGATTACCTTCAATGTCAGTCCCATCAAACGCAGCATAATCGTACCATTCATTATTGATTGACACGTTCATTTTCCATTGCTTTCCTTCTGGAGCTTTTGGAGAATTAGGTGCAACAAATACTGGTTGATTGTCGCCTGGTTTTTTATTTAAGTTAGGAACAAGATTTAAATATATCTTGCTCTTTGGTTGGTCGTTCATCTATACCTCATTTTGAGTTGTGATCTCATCACGCTTACTATTAAATCTTTGCAAGATAGAATTGTAAGTTGATTGATCGTTTATTTTAACTTGCTCAAGAAGTTCTTTGTTAGCTCTCCATAGAAAGTCTAGCTTTGCTGTATGGGGTGCGTAATTAACATTCTTGAGTATTTTTTGTACCGCCTCAACATCATATCTATTATTGGCTGATGTTGTGCCTTTAGTATTCATAGGTTGTACTGGGATCTCAAGATCCTCATACTCTTCCTTTGAAGTTATATCTTCAAGAAGAATACCCATGAAACTTAAAGCTCGTGATATGGCAAAACTTTCTGCTGAAGAAAGATAGCCTGGTTTATCTCTGAACTGTTTTGATAAACCACTTGATATAATTCTTTCTGGATCGTAGCCAAATATCTTTGCTTGAACTATTACATAACGATCCGAATGTTCTAGTATCTGAGTATGTATTCCAAAGTCAGTTCCAAACACTTCTCTAAATGCTTTAATCTGACTCCAAACACTAATACATTTTTTTCCATGCTGATTTATATAGCTGCCATAACTAGCAGCTAGCTCATTAACTTGTTTTATTTTCTCTATCATTGTTACCTCTATGTTATTTTATAATTACAGGTATATGCAAACACTTCCTTTGATTTATAGTATATACCTGTCTTGTTTCTTGCTGTACTGAACCTGCTTGTGTGTACATAAGTATGCTTATTAAATAAAGCATCACACAAACGAGGATCAATTCTATCTATATTAGATTCAAATGAATGTGCATTGCCATTCATAAGAATGATTGTCAGTATAATTTTCATTTAGCTATTAAATAAATTAACATTAAAAATATAATTATAACTAAAAATAATTTAATGAACATATCTCTAAATAATTTATCCTCTCTTTTTTTTATTTCACGCATTATAGCATCATGCCTAAATTGTTGTCTAATCTTTTCGTGTTGTTTTAATAAATTATTATATGTATCCATTATACATTATCCCATAATGATGCTGCTAATCTGACATGCTCTTCAGCTATGTTCTTCCACATGAAACCAGAAAAGTCTGGTGGTGGAACTAACTTAGCCATGTCGTAAGGATTACCTTTTGTAATATAAACTAAGTTCTGTCTTATCTTTGCTGTGATTAAATCTTGCTGCACTAAGAACTCCATGTACTCAGGTGTAAGTAATTCACAAGTGTCAGGTGTGAACACATTATAACTATCTTGATTAACATACAAAAGGTGAGGAGTTTTCTTTGTAGCGTACCAATAGAAAGCACACTGCTTAACATGGTTGATGTCAGGTTGTTTTGGTAGATAACCTTTGATCCAAGAATAACCTTGCTTGGTATCTGATTTTCTTTTTGATCTGTGTTTTGTTTTTAACTCCACTAGTTTTGCTTTAGAACTGTTTCCTAAATTATCCATTTGTTCGTAATCTATTCTGCCGATTTTATCTAAAACTAATTCTTTAAATTTATATGTGCAGTATCTTTCACTTGCTACTTCATCTCCTAATTTTAAATCAGCTAGTGCTTTGCAAGTCAGTTTAATCATATCAACAAGATAATTTTTTGTATCTTCTTTTTGAATCTTATCCTCTTCATCTGCTGGAACATATTTATCATACTCGTTTAACTCTTCTTTGATGATAGTATCTAAATCTTTTTTCTCAATGAGCATTTTTTTTTCTGCTTCATACATATATTTAGAAACATATTTTTGTGATGCTCTACCAATACTTACGCCAGCACTCATTCTGTAAGAACCTTGTAAAGCTCTCCTTTGTTCTTGTGTAAAAAAACAATACCTGACGATCCAATCACTTGTTGTTAATTGATCTTGAGATGGCGAGCTGTGGTCTAGACCAAGTGCCTTATAATATTTAATGCAAATATCAGGATCAAAATTATTAAGTGCCGAAATGCTATTATTCTTTGTTAAATCAATAACCATATATACCTCTCATTGTTTAAAACATGAATAATCTAATTGGTTATTGTAGTCAATAACTATTTTCAATTAATTTAATTGACATGAATAACCATTTAGTTTACTTAGCTTTCTAAACATAACGAAAGGAATAAAATGAAGACTAAATTTGATAAACAAATAAGAAAACTATTAGCTGCTTATCATAGAGCATTTGATTGGCAAGGAAACAGAAAGAAAGGTAAGAAAAAATGAAGCACAAACTAACGCAATATCAAGAAGATAAGAAATTATCTAATAAAGATATGGCAAAACTATTAGGATTAAAAGGAACTAATCCCACAGTTACTTTGTTGAGGTGGAAAAACTGTCAGCGTATTCCACATCCAAAGTTTATGAAACAAATAACTAAAATGACTGGCATCACGCCATCAGAATTTTATGAGTATTGGTATGCGACACATAAACTTTGATAAGGTTATTATAAGTTGGTTAGATATTAATAGTTGCGACAACGCATGGAATACTGAAGAGGATTTAAAAGATCTTGTTCCTGCTACATGCACAACTATTGGTTATCTTTATGAAGAGAATAAAGACTGGGTTAAAACTTTTGCAACATATAGTTTTAATTCAGATTCTACTCTAGACGTAGGCGACGCAGTAGTTATCCCTCGTGGTGTAATTCTATCCATTAAGAAGTTGGAAAATTAATATGATTGATCAAGAACTAACAGTAGAAGTTGTTTGCGAGATGTATGAAGAGAAGATCTTGGTATTAAAAAAAGAAATAGATCGTCTTAACGAAGAGGTGCAAGCTCTTAATCTACAATTAAAAAAAGAAAGAGAGAATAATGAAATTAAAACTTCTTGATTTATTTTCTGGTATAGGTGGGTTTAGCTTAGGTTTAGAATCAACAGGTTTTTTTGAAACGATTGGTTTTGTAGAGAAAGATAAATTTTGCCAAAAAATTTTAAAGAAACATTGGAACAACATTAACATTGAGGAGGATATAAGAAATGTCAAAGGAGAAAGATACGCAGCAGATATTATTACAGGAGGATTTCCATGCCAACCATTCAGCGTTGCAGGAAAAAGAAAATCAACAGCAGATGATCGTTATCTCTGGGATGAAATGCTTAGAGTTATTAGAGAAGTCAAACCAAGATGGGTTATTGGCGAAAATGTTGAAGGCATTGTTAATATCAACGAAGGCATGGTACTCAGACAGGTGCTTAATGACTTGGAAAACGAAGGTTTCAAAAGCCAATGTATTATTATTCCAGCTTCAGGCATCGGTGCGTGGCATCAAAGAAAACGAATCTGGATTGTTTCCTACTCCAGCTGCATACGAAGATCGCACAATGCCAGAAACTATACACAATATGACAGAAAAAAGGAAACAAATGAAAATGTCAAATCTTTCAGCGAGAGTACGTTATCAAATGATGTATCCAACACCAACGCAAGACTCAGCATCAGAGAGAACGAAGAAATACAGTCAAGGGGGAATGCCACTACCAATGGCAGTAAAGATGTTTCCAACTCCAACAGCTTCAGATATGGAGGGTGGAGCAGCGAAAGATGTACAGATAGAGAATGGTCATTTTTTCCGAGAGAACAAGAAAGGAGAGAGATTGGGAGTGAAATTAAGGGATGCGATAGAGATGTATCCAACTCCAGTATCAAGGGATTACAAGGATGCGGGATACAACATAACTTGGAAAGAGAGCAGAGATCAGAAGAGTTCGCTGCCAAGACAAGTATTGAAAGACAACAAACCTGGTGGCAAACTCAATCCGAATTTTGTGGAGTTCCTAATGGGGTATCCTATGAATTGGACAAAGGT